CCGGCGCTTGTGCTCGAGATGCCAGGCCAGCGCAAACGCGTAGACCGTGGCGTCGAACCAGTCGTTGGCGCGCCCCGGCAGCTTCTGCCATTCGCGCGGCGCGTTCGGCTTCACCAGCGAACGCTGCCGCTTGTTGGCGTTCGCCCGGCTTTCCTGCTCCGGGTCGACCAGGCGCTCGGCCGTCAGCTCCTTGACGAAGTGCTCGTCGGCGAGCTCGCCGGTGAGGTGTAGCGTGTTGCGCGGCCAGCGACCGGCTTTGTCTGGGCCATCGACAAGATTGGCGAGGCCGGCGACCACCTCTGTCTTCACGTCGTAGAGGCCGACCGGATAGAGCAGCACCTTGCCGATGATGCGCTTGTTCCGGTCGCGAATGTCGCGTTTCTTCGGCGAACCGAGCCAGGGCAAGCCCTGCTTATGCTGGCCATCGAGCGCGTAGCAGTGCGGCCGGTTCGAGCAGAACCGATAGACGCGATCGGTGCAGAAGCCGGAGTCGACGCCCGAGAGATCGATGCCGACTTCGTTGCCGCCGGCGGTCTGGTACTTCCGCCCCAACGCATCCGACAGCGCGATCCAGGGTTCGTCTTCCTGGTCGGGCTTGCCTTCGAACACCTCGCAGTCGATCAGCCAGCGCTGTCCGCGCGGACCGATGGCGTACACCACCCACTTGATGCCGTAGCCCTGGACGTCGGCGGCCGAGACAACCAGCCCGGCTTCGGCCGGCACCTTGCCGCGCGGATAGGGATGTGCCCTGGCCGACTCGAGCAGCTTCTCCCATTCCACCGCGCCAACGCCCGGATTGTAGGGCTCGGCAAGATCCTGCTGATAGAACGTCCGCAGCTTCGTGGTGTCGGTCTGCGCCGCTTCCCAGCGCTCCCAGATGTCCGCGAAGCGCTCGCGGGGTGCATAGGCCGCCCACAGATGATAGCTCGGCTGCCAGTCAGCGCAGCGGCCCTCGCAAGGGTCGCAACGCCAGCGCGGCAGGTCCGCCGGCTTGATCACCAGCGGCACCGGGTCTGCCCCGCCCGGCACCGGGCGATCCACACGCCTCCGGCCAGCATCTCGTGCTTGTGGCCGTCGAGGATCACGCCGTCGCAGGCGAGGCACCGGAAATGCACCGGCAACTTCTGCGCTTCGTCCGCCGGCCGCATCTGCTCCATCTGCAGCGGCTGCAGCGCGGCGCAATGCGGACACGGCACGTAGTCGTAGCGCTGATCACCCGCCATGAAGTCGGCGGAGACCATGCATTCGCCTTCGATTCCCGGCGTGGAGCCTTCCCACTCCTTGCCGAGATTACCGTACATCTTCTGCCGCGCCCGGGCCTGGTCGCGCGGGCTGCCGCGGCCGTCGACGTCGCGGGGATAGCCGGTGACCTCGTCCATCGCGAGGTACTTGATCGACACCATCTGCAGGCCCTTGGAGGAACCTGCATTGACGATGACGCAGTAACCGCCGGAGAACCGCTTGTAGGCGGTCGTCGAGGCCTTCTCGTCGCGGCTGTTGACCGGCGCGACCTTGTGATTCCACGCCTTCGAGGCGGTGATCGTCGGGTCGAGCTTGACCCGGTTGAACTTCGTCGCCTCCTCGAGCGTCGGCAGCACGATCATCATCGGGCCCGGCGCGCGGTCGACGATGTAGCCGAACCAGTTCTCGATCGCGGTCGACTTGCCGAGCTGCGCGGCCCAGCGCGCCGTGACACGCCGCGCCGGATGGTCCGGATGCAGGCAGTCCTGCGGCTCGCGCAAGTACGGCACCCGATCGGTGCGAAACTTGCCCGGCCAGGGCGAGCCGGATTCGGCCGACACCTCGCGGTAGCGATCAGCCCATTCGCTGATCGTCAGATCCTCGACCGGCTTCGATGCTGCGGCGAGACCGCCGAACAGTACCTTGGCGCCGGGTGGCAGCAGCGGAAACCGCAGCCGCGTATCGACGAAGCTCATTGCAGCGGCGCCTCGACGGCGCTGTCGTCACCCTGCGCCGCGGCCATCTCGGCGCGGTTGATGCCGTCGAGCATCTTCAGCACCTCGCCGTGGAAGACATCGAGACCGCGCCGCGCGTAGGACTTCAGCACCAGGCGCACGATGCGCTCATCCCAGCCGTACTTCACCGAGGCCGACGCCGCCTCGCTGTCGACCGCGCGATCGAACGCGCTCTGCATCAGCGCCACCGCATCGCGTGCGGCTCGATCGACCTCCGAGGTGACGGTCAGCTCGCCGCGTCGCTCGGCGAGGTCCATCTCCTTCATCTCGGCATCGGCCTGAGCCTTGCGGGCCGCACCATCGGCTTGCGAGCCTGCGAAGCGCGTGGAGCCGCCGGAGGCCGCCGGAAGCACCACCGGAGGCCCCTGGCGCCCCGGCAGCAGCTGCGAGGCCCGCCGCAGCCTCACATTCTCGGCCCGGTGGGCCTGTAGTGCGCCGAACTCGACCAGGTTGGACTTGCCCTCGCGACGGGTCGCGAGCGCCTCGGCGTGCTGGCTCACATAGCGCGACAGCGTCGAGCGATCGACGACGTCACCTGCCGCCGTCAACCTCGCCGCTGCGTCCGTGATGGAGATCCATTCGCCGCCGTCCGTCATCCGTGCACCGACACGTGCGCCCTCACGCGTTCACGTGTACCGAATTCAAATCGATCTACTGTCGATATCTCGGGCCGCACTCGCGTCGTGCGCTCTAAATACCGTTTTTACGGTCCCTAACGCGCAATATTGTTGCGCGCAATCCACTTTTTGAGACGTTTTATTACCGACTGCGGCGGCCTTCAGCGTATCCCGTTACCCGAGAACGCGGTAGATTTCGTGCGCGAGCCGGCCGGGCAGCTCGCGCTCGACCGTGGCATAGAACGCCGCCTCCGAATTGCCGGTGACCATCTCGGTCGGGATGAAGAGCCCCGATCGAACAACCTTCAGCGGGCCGCGAGATTTGCCGACGCGGTGGAGGACCGTGCCTCCCATCGATAGCGCAACGCGTTTCGGGAATCGGCCGCCTTTGGTGAACGTGCCGGGGTACACCTTGCGCCGGTTCCAAGGCGCCGCCGTCACGCCCCGGCGCGTCTCACGCGGCTTGAAGAACTTCAGCCGGATATCACCGCCGCGCGACTTGATAACGAAGTCGCCGCCATTGAAGGCTTTCTTGGCGGTCACCGCGCGCTTCAGCGTTCGGTACTTCAGGCCCGTCTGTGGAACGAGCACCCGGCGCATCTGGGTCAGCGCCTTGGCGCCGGTGTGATTGACAGCCCGCACCATCACGAGCGCGCGCGTTTGCCGCTGCAGCGCCCCGAACATATTCGCCATGCGCGCGATCGGCGCGGCATCGACCTTCAACGAGAGCGGCGCACCACTCATCGGTTCAGCAGGCGTTGCCTGGACGCGGCAACACCCCGACTGAAGAGATTGGCCAAGTCTTCAACCGAAGACCGGCCGACAAACTGCAGCTGGTTCGCGACGTCTTCGGCATCGCCTTTGGAGGCGGCGCGAACCGCGTTCACCAGCGCGTCACGGCGCTGTTTGCATTGGCACATAGCTGAACCTCACTAAGCATCGGCCATCCGCGCCGAGGACGATCAAACGCGGATGGCCTCTGCCGTCACACTCTCGGAGGTTGCGGCAGCCTCGGGCTGAGGCGGAGACGCGGGACCGGGCAGCACCCCAGCTCGAAAGCACGCCGCACCCTATGGCAGAAACGAAGCGGCCCGCCGCACGGGTCGAGTGCAGCGGGCCGAAGTCTAGGGAAGAAACGCCTCACGCATGGGGAGCGCGAAACAAACGAAACCGCAGTCTCGTAGCGGACTCTCGTCCGCCACCCTATGACGCAAAAAGCCCCAGCGTTTCCGCCGGGGCTTTCAATTGCGGTTCAATGACGGCCGCGCGGCACCGCCAGCCCGCTCGTTTCACCCTTCAGAGGTTCTCACCCCTCGAAGCAAAAAGCCCCGACGTCTCCGCCGGGGCTTCGCACCGATCCACGTCGGCTCGTCTACTCACAACCCTATCCGGTGGTCGATCGTCTTACGGGGGCCGATTGATACCCCAGCCGCTCCGGCTTTGCCTCGGTTGCTTTCGCTCGGGATTGAGTCCACCACACCCGCCGACCGCTTTCGCGTTTTGCCGGCTCCATCCGCCACCTCCGAGACCATGTCCTCGGTGACGGATCACCAAGCGGCTACGAGGAGAGGCTTAACAATTCGCGCAGTGCCTGATTCCTCCCGTCGTCGTCAAGGGTCATCAACCCATCAGCAAAAGCCGACCATGGCCGCGATCCGATAATAACCGGTCCATCATCCGCTGGGACGACCGGC